CCCGATCTGCGCTTTCAGCGTTTGCAGCAGCTGTCCGGGCTCTGGCTGCCCGAAGAGCATTTGCTTCTGCCTTTGAACGAGCAACTGCCTCTGCGCGTGCTGCGTTTTCTGCTTTCCGGGCTTCTGTGCGTGCTGCGTTTATTGCTTCATGTATTCGTTTCATAAGTACGTTATGTGTAAAAAAGGCAAGACGTGTATTACCGGATGTACGAAGAGATATATTATGGCTTTGTAATAAGTTATACCCACCATTAAATCTTATTAAATTTTTAAACACCTTCTCGTCAATAGAGTTTAATTTTTTTTTTACTGCTAGGATTGAGGCTTGATTACGAGACGCGTTGGCGGCGGCAACTTTTTTATTAAAATTATTAAGCCACTCCAAGGTTGCCTTTGACATCCTTGAATAATTATAATATTATTTTCAGGAATGAACATAAAACGTCTCCGCGCTAGAAAACCATGGACCAAATTGCTCGACTGATCGAGGAGGAGGTGGAACGTCGAGTGACTGAGAAACTTACAGCAGCTCTCGAAAAGATTAGTCAGACGTATGATATATCTTTGCGACAACTGCTTCGGGACATTGGAACGCCCGGAACAACGACGTGGAATGGAAATGTGTGTCACGGTATTGTAAAATCTGGCCAAAAGTGTAAGCGAGGCGTTAAGGATGGTTCAGGATACTGTATATGCCACAAGGATCAACGGCCGATTCCGCGTGCTGTTGCACCACCATCACGAAGTCCATCCACGGGAACACTTGTACAACATACGCATACACTTCCGCCGATGTTTCTTGCTGGATGTCCGGCGTGTGAACGTGGAAAAAATTCTCGAATAGAAATATAATGATCGGGGCTCCCGCTCTTGGTCTTGTTGTTCAGGGGATCGTCCTGTCTTGGATTTTGAAAATTGAAAAGAAATGTGACTGTAGCAAGGACTGGCGCCGAGATTTCATGAAATTTTATTCAATTTTCAGTATCCTATTTGCTTTTGTTCTCATGGTTTTACGCGAACGCGCTCTTTTGTTGATTAACAAACCAATTCTAGGTGTTCTCACTGCAATCGGCATCGTAAATCTTGCTTCGATTTTAACATACATTCCAAGTCTTAAAAAACGGGAATGTACATGTGCCATCGAAGATGACTGGCGTGACAATTTCATCTTTTGGTGGACTCTCATTGGTCTTTTACTCATGATCATTGTGCCTGCCGCAATTGCATTTAAAACAATGAAACGTTAATGAAACATGTCCAAAAGCGACCTGCTTCTTGACGCACTAAAACGTTTTTTCGAAGATGGTGATCACGCCCAACAACTTAAAGATATTCTCGAACATCGTCGTGGAGTATCCCTGAGAAACCTCGAGTGGTTTGTCACGAATTATTCACGCAAGACGAATGTGACATACACGACGCCAACTGGCCGTCAATTTACGGTCCACGTGGCATACAAGTCGTCTCTGGACGGGTATTCAAAAAAGTTTTTTGATCCATTTTGTCGAACGGAGCGTATCGAATTTATGGGTCTGACGACAACTGTCGCCCAGCTCAACTTTATTCGATGGTGTATCGTGAATGGAATTGTCGATTACATGACGGAAAAAGGTGTCGTTACCCTGAAGCAAACCACCCAGCAATCGCTAATCCCACTAGAGCAATAATAAACCAGACCCACCACGGAAGTTTTTTGTCTTCTGATGTCGATGTCGTAGGCGCCGTCGATGTCGTAGGCGCCGTCATTCCAGGAAAATGATCCAAAACTCCCATATTTAATATGTACATCTAAATTAAATGTTCTTGAAAGAAGAATACGTACCGGCTGATAGTACTAAAATACAATCGTATTTCAGTCCACGATACACTGGAATAAAAATGGACAATTTACGTTTGTATACAGTAAGTTCAATTCTGAATGAACTGGGGGGAAATCGTGATTTTGAATTATCAAATGTAAATCTTCTTATTGATACTTTAAATTCAAATGGGTTTACATTCAGTCACTATTTGAATGTTTCAGAATTGGATACAATGTTTGAAACAGCATACAATTCTGGAGAATCTGGACTTGGGACCAGAGACCGTATGATTTTGAGAACTTTTGCATGGCCTTCAATACAACTCACTGCGAGTACAGAACTTCGAAGAGATTTAGTTAGTATTACATATACAAACGAAGGTATTCCTGACTTTACGAGTACTATCATTTCTGATTCTGGAAAAACAACCAAAGATGTATTGACATTTTGTTTCAAATTAATGTATTATTTTCAAAGTTCTAGCGGGGGACAAAATCCCTGGACGCCTGACGCAATTGATTATGTGAACTCAGTACTTCCTTCACGATTCACACCAAAATATGATCGAACAAATAACATGTCTGTTATGCAAGCATTGGCTGCACGAGACGATAAAACAATATGGTTACTCAAAGCACTTTCAATTGGACCAGCGTACATCGCATGGATTGCGGAAAATAAATGGCGTCTAGATCTCAACTGGACACCTTGAGTGTTGCAGATCCGTCGGCAATTTGAAGAGTCACATACCCATAGTAATACAGATACATTGTGTAACTCTGTGTAATTTGAGGTGCGAGCACAGGGTCAAATGTAAGATCTAAATGTGTTGTTTTGGCATTAAATTTTGAAAAATCAATCGTACCTTGTTGATTATATTCACGAGGATTGTCTCCGAAACAATACATGTATATACTCTTTGTCGGAACTGAAAGTCCGTGATCCAAAGGTTGTTTGTAACTGTAGTACAAAGCGCCTGGGAAATTTGAAAGCACATTTTGATTGTTTAGGTACATTGTACCCTGCTGAATAATATCCAAAAAGTTAATTGAAACGCCATTAAAGAACGTTACAGGTACAGCAGCTGGAATGTAATCCGTGCTGTACCCGTATTGATACCGAGATGCATAAAAATCAGGGTCTTGTGACTCGTACAACTGATTTCGAACAAACCACGTAATCATAGATACTGGGAAATTTGCAGTCAAATTCATAATTGCTTTTCCGTTGACGTAAGGTTGACCAGCTTCCGCCCATACATGATTCACTTTGTATGTGAGATTTTGACGTTGATAATATAATCGTTCGTGTGTACTCAATGTAATCTCTTCGATTAAGATGCGCGGATTAATCAAATCAAGATTAGAATCCGGCGTCCCTGTAATCCAAGCTGGATTATTAAATGTAAAACGAACACCAATCACTTGATTCAAAACTGCGCACAAAGGAAAAAAAGGCTTTTCGAGTTTTTCACGTCCTTTATGTGAATGTGTATGTCGCCGACAAAAGAAAAAGTCCAAAGGAATCATAAGTTCAAGTGGATCATTTGCGACAATGACATTTGATTCATTTTGCCCTCCACTCACAACTTGATACATGGCAAGTTTTTCATCCGCGTCGAGAAATAATTGATCTCGAAGAATGTACCAATCATCTGTAAGAGTTTCAATGACTTGATTTCCGACGAGAAATTCCACCTTTTTAAGAATTGCACGTCCAACAAGCGGAGTATATGTATATCCAGCGGGTAAAGTTACAGACAAGTACATATTCGCCAAAAGATCACCGGATTCTCGGGGATAAATAAAGCTTGTATATGTTTGCGTTGAATCCAAAAACTTACTCGTGGTGGTGAGAGGATTGAGAAATCGTTGTGTAATTGCAAATGGAGTGTGTTGTATAATACGTGGAATCCAAAGTGATTCGCCTCCATAGACAAATTTTTCTTGTGGCCCGATGGCTGCAAGAGCGGTAAGGGCACCTGTTCCAAACCCACGATCTTTCATTTCAATGTAGGCTTCACGGGGTGCCGGGACATGTGTCAATACATTTGAGTTCAAGTCACGGAGTTCAGCACCTCGTCCTTTAATTGCACTCGCATCGAATATTTTTGGGTCATATAAAGAATAAAACGTAGGTTGAAGTTTTGCTGCTGGTGGTAAAAATGTTGCAAGTACATTTGATCCAGGTGTTGGAAGAAATTGAGTATCACTCGTCTGTGCTTCAAATGTATACATGTAATCTTGTGCTGTAATTTGCGTTCCTTTGAGAATATTTGAAGTTCCTGAACCGA